AGGCAGCGCGCGAAACCAAAACCAAAGCTCCAGGTCTACGTTAGCCGGGAGGTTGCGGATCGACTCAGAGATTACGCCTCAAATGTGGGGGTGTCCGCGTCGCTTGTCACGGAAATGGCGCTGCGGGCATACCTCAATATGGAGAGGGTGAGAATATGACGAAAAAGGAAACCTATGTCGGCCCCTGCGCCACCGCCAGTATACAGGGGGCGGGAACCGACGCACAGAATGGTACGTTCGATCGTATATTAGTTGCGGCCGCGGAGCATGCCGCGCGCGAGGCAGGGCTCCCGGGGCGCGCGGATCGCATGATCGCCTGCCGCTCCTGCGGTGCTCCGACGGCGAGCAGCGACGGGATCTGTCGAGACTGCGCGTACGCGATGTGCGAGGGGCGGGCCGCGGCCCTGGGCGAGCGGTGCCGCATCCACCGGGTCCGGTACGTCGAGGACCTCCCCGTCTCCGTGCTGGAGGAGATGCAGGCCGAGTGGGGGCGGTGCTGATGGATGCAACAACGATCTCGGTATCAGATGTCGTGTTCCGTGAGGATCTATATCCTCGTATTGAGCGCGATCCGCGACTCGTGCAGAAGTATGCCGAGGATCTCGACGTCCTCCCACCGATCGAGGTTAATCAGCACTATGAACTGATCGACGGCTGGCACCGCTGGACAGCATACCGGAAGATCGGCGCTGAAACCATACCTGTGATTATCACGCAGACAAAGAGCGATGTCGAGCTCCTCTCGCTCGCAATCGAGCGGAACGCCAAGCACGGGCAGCAACTTACCAACGCGGACAAGAAGAGGATGGCGATCCGCCTCTTCAATAGCGGCGCTGGGGTGACTGATAAGGCATACCTCGCAAAGATCCTATCTGTCTCGCAGAAGACAATCAATCGCTACCTCAAAGAGACGGAAGACCGGATCAAGGCAGACCGTGACGCGAAGATTTTCAGCATGTGGCTCTCCGGACACACACAGCAAGAGATCGCGGATGCGGTCGGCATGGCGCAGCAGACTCTCGCAGACCGTCTTAAGGTTCTACCGGATTTGGACAAGTGTCCAAAATCGGTAAAGATCGCCGCACTCTTCGAGGACGATTTCAAAGTGCCTTTATACAACGTGTGGCGGTTCTCGAAGTCCTCAAACAACGTCGCGCACTTCGGAGAGTCTGAACAGACGATCGTCGAAAACCTCCTTTATCTCTACACCAAACCGTTCGATCTTGTGGTCGATCCGTTCGCAGGCGGCGGGTCAACGATAGATGTCTGCAAGAAACGCCTCCGACGGTACTGGGTGTCCGACAGGAAACCGATACCCGAGCGAGAAACAGAGATCCGCAAACACGACATCGTAACAGACGGCGTTCCCCCACTCAACAACCGATGGTCTGACGTAGCACTGACTTACCTCGATCCGCCGTACTGGAAGCAGGCAGAGGGCCAATATTCAAACGATGCCACAGACCTGGCAAACCAGAGCATCGAGGACTTCACGCACAACCTCTCGAACCTCGTGATCGAGATCGGCAAACGACAGTCCAAGGGAGTGATCGCGCTCCTCATCCAGCCGACACAGTGGAAGTCACCCAATCGGAAGTTTACCGATCATGCCTTCGATGTGATCCGCGCGGTGCAGGACTCCGGGGTCAACCTCGAACTTGTAAACCGTGTATCGTGTCCCTACAACAGCGAGCAGTACACCCCGCAGATGGTGAACGTAGCAAAGGATGAGAAACTCCTCCTCGTGCTCACACGGGAACTGATCATCTGGAGGTGCGGCGTATGAGCGGAGAGATGCGGTTCCGCGTCCGGCTCGGTCGCTCGCTTGACCCCCGATACCGGTACTATCCCGAGTGGTATTTAGAGATCNCTGGCGAGGACGGCACCGAGACGACAATATCGCCGCGTTACCAGGAGTTGTGCGATATCTTCGAGCAGATATTCGCGCACGAGTTCCTCAACGATGCGATGCGCGGCCGCACTCCCGACTACACTCGGAAGCGGCTGATGTTCCACCTCCCGGTACTCCTGGATAACGCACAGACGCGCTTCGAGAAATATTGGAAGAACCCAGTCGAGATCCCGCGTGAGTATCACATTGGGAACCGACCCGTTTACCTCGATGAAATTGATTCAGTGGAGGCAGCAGTACACCGGGTCCGGCGGGTCGAGGGCCTCCCCGTCTCCGCGCTGGAGGAGAGGCAGGCCGAGCGGGGGCGGTGCTGATGGCCTGCGACAATCTCCTGGAGCAGGCGTTCATGGCCCGGATCCGGGCCGATGAGTACCGGGAGGCGCTCGCCGCCCTGCAGAAGGAGTTCGACGAGCGACCGGACGTCATCGAGATCAAGCGCCGGATCGAGCGGTGTGAGGAGGAGCGGCGCCAGTGCATCGAGCAGGCGAAGGCGGCGGGGATCAGCAAGCAGGGCTCGTTCCGGCTCAAGGTCCGCACCCGCAAGACCCGCACGGTGATCCCGGAACGGTTCTTTGCCCGGTTCGGCGCGGAGACGTTCGTCAAGTGCTCCACTGTCGCGATCGGTAAGGCCGAGGCTCTGCTGGGCAAGGGGACGTTTGATGACTGCTGTGAGGTCGAGGTCAAGGATCTCGGTGCGACGGTTGAGTATGTGCGCCCGGAGGGATCTGAATGGCGGAACGCCCTAAAGGAGGTGCGGCCATGAGCTTTACTCCGTCTGAGGTCATCCTCGGCGCCACTGTCCCGCTCGAAAACGGCAGCACCATAACTTTCTCAATCGCCGGCCGTGTCGAGGCCGAACGGGATTTTGACGACGCGGTCGTGATTTTCGGCCGTAAACTCCTGAAATATACTAACTGCGCGACCGACGATGACCGGCTCACGGTGCGGCAGGTGATCTCCTCAATCACCTCGACGCCGCTCGACAAGGTCCCGGACGTCGGAACGCCGACTCCTCCGGCCCCGGTCAAGGAGCCTGCGAAGGCCGCGCCACCTGTGGCTGCCCCTACAGCGGCAGAGCAGGCGGCGGCAGCCGTCGCACAGTGCATCAAGCCACCGGCGACTGCACCAAAAGAGCCCGCGCCGAGTGCACCACCGACCCCAGAGGCCTCCGTGTCAGGCGCACCACAATCCGGAGAGATCTGTGAGATCTGTGGTGCGGCCGTGTCGGCGAGCCAGGCGAAACTCTCGCAGCTATTCCAGAGCAAAACGCTCTGCAAGAAGTGCATGGATGTGAAATAATGCCTCTTGATAGAACCAATGCAAGGTGGGAGCCGTGGGAGGAGGAGGTCCTCATAAACCTCGCCCCTCGGAAAACATATAAAGAGATCGGAAAGACGATCGGCAGATCCGAGACTGCCGTCGGACTTAAGATCGTCTCCATGAAGCGCAATGGTAGATGGCCGCATGAAAATAAGAATAGTACCCCCTGGTCTGCTGAGGAAGACGAGGTACTTATCCAGATGAGAGGATCTGGGGCCCCGTATCATATTATTGCTCAGCGGCTGCCCGGGCGGTCGACAGGTGCGGTCAGCAGAAGATGGAGCACCCTCCGCAAGAGGGGGGTGATTGCTCCTCTATGCCCCGACGACCCTCCTCGAGAGGAGTCCCCCAAAGAAAGTAATGTTGGCTGCTGTTTCGGGTCAGATCAAGACGCGGGCAACCAAGTTGTGATAACCGCCCCTCCCGACATCGGGGAGAGGATTTTGACTGTGATCGGGCACCTCGAATTAATCAGGAAGGCCCCCGACCAGTTTGAGTCCATCCTGAATCGTCTTGAGCAGAGCGCCACTACAATCAAGTATGCCGGCGTGATCGCTCTTGCACTGTTAGAGGAGGGGAAACGCCGGGAGAAGGCCGTCCGGGATCTCCTCCCGAACTACGGCATCAACGAGGAGAGATTCTTTGAGGATGTTGACACGCTCCTCGCAAACCGGGAGGCGCCGTGATGGTTACGAAAACGATCGCCTGGACCCTCCGGTTCCACGGCGATTTTATCAAGGAGATCTACGACGCCGTCGGGGATCAGCCGTTTAC